AGTTGAGTTACTGTGATTTAGGTACATCACAATACACCGAATCGAAGAAGACAAGAGAGGAAAAGATTGAACAAATAGAGAAAGCTTTATTGGTTATATCTCTTATTTGATTAGAAAAGATAATAAGGAAGCACTAAAGTAGTGTTAAACATAACGGTTTGGCTATGCGCCGTAAAGCGTAGCACAATGTTTAATTTTAACACAATACTATATTGATTTATGGTGTATAGGTTGTGTTAGCAAATCGTTTTAAAATGAATCAATTTGAATTAAAAGCACAATTTACAGAAGAATTTTTTGAAGAGTTTCAGTTTGATGCAGAGTTCAGAAGCATATTTGAAAGTATGACAAGAGGATTGACACCTTATGAAGCAATAGAACACTTATTTAAAAGTAAGAAAGAGTTGTTTCAATCTCTTCAAAGAGCAATTGAAAACACACCAAGAAAAATAATAGTAACTAACGAAAGGTTTGAGCAACTAAAAGGAGAGATTAAGCAGTAGCCTAATGTTTGCTAACAAAGAAATATAACACACTATTAAATGCATTAGTTATGACTAAAGAAGCTGAAGATTTTTTATGTGAAATGAATCCTTCATTAAAAAATGTGGATATAAAAAACACAAATACATTTGGAGGTGAGTTTTTGCTTCACTGTATAGATAAAGCACTAAATAAAGGGAAATCATTACCCATACCTGATGTTGTACACCAAAGGGAACAGTTAAGTCTATGGTGTTTGATATGGCTAATAAACTAGCTATTTCAAGACATGGCGATGAAGCTGTAATGATCCACAAAATACATAATAGACTTTAATTGTGTACAACGCCACTGTATGGTGCGTTGAACACTAAATTAAATTGATAACTAATACTTAAATGTAATGACAGAAGATAATAAAAGGCAAGAGCAATGCACTATACAGAATGTTATGTGGAGGTGTAATCAATCTATAAGAAATGATGAAGGATATAGGGTATTTACTAACCAAGCAGAATATAAGCAAGTTGGAGTAAATGGTGAACACATTATAATATTAATAGAAAGGTTTGAGCAACTAAAAGGAGAGATTAAGCAGTAGCCTAATGTTTGCTAACAAAGAAATATAACACACTAGCAAATACATGTTTAAAATTAAACACTATGGATAAATGTATAACGTGTTTATGGATGAGTCAAGGTGTATGCATAGACCCAAAAGGATGTAATCCTCCTAAACAATTAGAAATATTCAAATGACCAAAAAAATTTGATCGTGTTTACAACAATTTGTAACTTAGACACATTCAAAACGTAATAAAATTATGAACAAATCTAATCAAATGACTAAAAATTCATCAAACTTAAAAGAAATTAGCACCTTTTTGAAAAAGGATTCTATAATTAGTGAAATACAAAAGGTATTAGGGCGCAAGGCTGATTCTTTCGTAACTAGTGCGCTTACCGCTATAAATCAAAACGACATGTTGAAGGATGCTGAAAAAGGAACCGTTTACGGATCTTTAATGATAGCCGCGTCTATGGGTTTAACTATCAACCCAAATCTAGGTTTTGCGTACCTGGTTCCGTTTAAAAACAACAAAAAAGGTATTTTTGAATGTCAATTTCAAATGGGATACAAAGGGTTCAAACAGCTAGCTATACGTTCTGGTGAATTTCACAATCTATACGCTAAAAAGGTTTTTGAAGGCCAGAAAATAGAGGATAATTCATTTTTAGGTTATTATTTTGATTGGTCAAAGAAGCAAAGCGACAAAATAATCGGGTACGCTTCTTATTTTAAGCTTTTAAACGGCTTTGAATCTACTTTTTTTATGACAACGGAAGAACTACAGGCACACGGCATGCGCTTTTCTCAGAGTTTTAAAAACAGTAAAACTAGACCGTACAGCTTATGGACTACTGACTTCGATAAAATGAGTCTTAAAACAGTAACTAAGTTACACCTGAACAGCGGTGAAGCCCCTTTATCTATTGAAATGCAAAAAGCTGTATTAAATGATCAAGCCGTAATACATGCAGACCAAGAAGGTGAAACCCTTCAGGTAGATTATGCTGATAACAAAACCTTAAGCATAGAAGAGACCAAAGACGAGCAAGAAAGAGAAAGGGTTAAAAATTTTATTGATCAAGTAGACAGCATTGAAAAGCTCAAAGAAGTTGAAGATGCTTCGGTGCAATATGGATTATTTGAAAGCTACACTTTAAAAAGTCAGGAGCTTAGTAAATAAAATCTGAACATTACATATTAAAATAATTCAAATGAAAAAGATAAGATTTAGAGCCAGCAGATCCGGGGATTTAATGACTAATCCGCGTAAAAAAAGCGAAACATTAAGCGAAACAGCGAAAGCCTTAATTAAAGACATGTTTCTTGAATATGAATACGGGTATCGAGAAATAATTAAAACTAATCCAATGGATAAGGGCCATCTTTGTGAGGCCATGAGCAGAAACCTAATACAACAGGTTTTAGGCGGTGAGTTTAGAAAAGAAAATAAGACCAGATCACACAACGACCTATTCAGCGGAATGTGTGACCACAAACTTCAAAAAGTTAAAATTATTGAAGACGTAAAAAATTCATGGACACTAAAAACTTTCATGAATGCAGACGGTAAAAATGCTAAGTATTACGCTCAAGGGATGACTTATCTAGACCTACACGGATACGATAAATTTCGTTTAATCTACACACTAAACCCTATGCCTGAACAAATTTTTGAAAAAGAAAAAAGCAAGCTTTTGTATATGTACGATTATGATGAAAGTAATCAGGATTATATTGATCATTTAAATCAGGTAATACATAACAACGAGCTTATAGCTAATCTCAACCTCAATGATCGCGTGAAAGTGTTTGAATTTGATCGTGACGACAATTTCATCAATGATATGCACAATAGAGCATTGGAAGGTATTGAGTACTATAAAACTTTAAAGCTATGACATACGGGAACTTCTATAAATACAGATTGAACAAATACGATGATAATCTAAGAGAAAAAATACTAACTATTTGCACCTCGTACTACAATGTGAATTATGAGGATTTGATTTATTTTAATCGTGATTTGTTAGTAAAAATCAGATCAATATACACTTTTTTGTGCGCTGATTTCAGCCCTACATCATCGAGAAAATCCATAGCCAAAACTTTAGGGTTGAAGTCTCAGGAGCAGATTAGCGTAAGGTTTAGAAATCGTAATAAAATTATGAGCAAATTAGGCTATGAGCATGACTTTAATGAAATAAGGGACATTCTCAGGTTTGTAATGACTTTTGATCAAATAAGTACCTATGTTTCAAATACAAAAATTAGTCAAATTAATTAAATAGTGATTTAAAACCGCCCTGAACATTTTTACATGTTAAGGACATAATTTAAAAAATATGAAGGCTGAAATTATATTATTGACACCACAAATAGCGCATAAATTTTTAGAGATGAATTTAGGCAACAGAAAGCTAAAAAATCAAAAAAACGATTATGCTAACCAAATGAAAAGAGGGCTATGGAAAGAAAACGGCGAGCCTATAATAATCGACACAAACGGATTTGTGAAAGATGGTCAACACAGGTTACACGCGGTTATTATAGCTAATTATAGCTATTATGTACCACTAATTACGGAGGTTTCTCCAGATGTTATGGATACTATAGATACAGGCACAAACAGAAGTTTAAACGATATATTACAATTAAACGGTTTTAAGTATGCACCATCCACTGCTGCGGCTATAAAGGTGATATTAAAACATGAAGCGCATAGTATTAACCCATCTAATAATAGTGGAAGAGATAGGTACACAGTAACCAATTCAGTGGGATTAGATTATGCGAAAAAAAATAAAGATAATTTACACAAAATGGTAAATAGTGCCGATAGAATCTCACATGCTCAAAATGTTAAATTACTTAGCATGAAAGAAATATGCTGGTTTATTTACAGTATTTCAGGCTACGACTTTAATAATGATTTGATTAAATTTTTAAAGGGGTGCGGTAATGGAATGCTAGGTTCAAATAGTGCCTCATATTATGCTTATAAAAAACTATTAGACGCTAAAATGAACAAAATTAAGCTATCTGGTATTTATAAGCACAATTTGATAGTAAAATGTTGGAACATATTTGCGATAGATGACCAGCCCGTAAAAAGGTTAAATATTGAATTAGATAAACTTCAAACACCTATAGAAAAGAAATAAAATTAGTAAATTGTGTTGTTGTATTAATATAGGGTAGGAGCTGTATTAATACATTAGTCTAACATTAGACTTAAACCCCGGTCAACTCCTACTGATCGGGGTTTTTTATTTATCATGGATTATAAAAGTTTCTTAGATACAAAGAAAAAGTATCACATAGATTCTGGGTTTTTTATTGATGAAAATAAATTATCCAATCACTTATTCGACTTTCAAAAATTTGCTGTAAAATGGGCATTAGAAAAGGGCAGAGCAGCGTTATTTGAAGATTGTGGACTAGGTAAAACCGCCCAAATGCTTGAATGGGCCTATCAAGTTAAAAATAAAACAAATAGGCCCGTTTTAATACTTGCGCCATTGGCCGTCGTTGGACAAACTATTCAAGAAGCAGATAAGTTTGGATATGATTGCTTAGGTACAATAGAAAGCGATTACCCAATCCAAATAACAAATTATGAGCAGATAGATAACATCATAAATATAGATCAATATTCTGGTGTTGTTTTAGATGAAAGCTCAATATTAAAAGGAAAGGACTCAAAAACTAAAAACAAACTATTAGAAGTATTTCAAAACACTTCATACAAGTTGTGTTGTACAGCAACACCATCGCCTAATGATCACATGGAGCTTGGTAATCATGCTGAGTTTTTAGGTTCAATAAGCTATTTAGAAATGCTGGCAATGTACTTTGTCCATGATGGCGGTGAAACTTCAAAATGGAGACTAAGAAAACACGCTGAAAAGGATTTTTGGAAATTTGTGTCTACATGGGGACTAGCAATAGACAATCCTAAAACATTAGGATTTACAGATACTGATTACACTTTACCTGAAATAAACTATATAGAGCATTTTGTAGACGTTCAATCTGATAGTTTGAATTTATTCGGTGAAGCTATTGTTTCAGCCACTGAATTAAACAGAGATTTACGAAAGTCATTGATTGACAGAATAAAAAAAGCAAAAGAAATAGTTGAAACAGATCCAGACGAACAATGGATATTATGGGGGTTGCAAAATGCCGAAACAAACGAGCTTAATAATTATATCGATAGATCTGTTAACGTTCAAGGATCAGATAAACCAGAAGTAAAAGCAAAAAATTTACTAGATTTTGCATTGGAAGAAATTCAAATATTAATTACAAAAGCCTCAATTGCATCATTTGGTATGAACTATCAAAATTGCCATAACATGATATTTGTATCTTATGATTTTAAATTTGAGGCGTTTTATCAAGCAGTTAGACGTTGTTACAGATTTGGACAAAAACATGCTGTAAACGTTCATTTAATAATTCCAAAATCACAAGTAAACGTTAGAAATTCTATTTTAGAAAAAGAGAAAAAACATAAAGAGATGATGAACAAAATGAGTCTACATTCAGCAGATAATAACATTTTTAAGAAGGTGGTTAATCCACACGAGACCATTAAAAATGATAATTACTGGTTGATGAATGGTGATTGCGTAGAAAAGATTAAACAAGTACCAGATAATCATGTTGATCTCATTGTATTTAGTCCTCCATTTGCTGAGTTATACGTTTACAGCGATAAAGAGCAGGATATGGGGAACGTGACTAACTACGATCAATTTAGACAACATTTTCAATATTTGATACCCGAGCTTAAAAGAGCATTAAAACCTGGCCGGATAGTAGGAGTGCATTGTATGGACTTACCAATACAAAAAGGCAAAGAAGGCTTTATTGGGTTACGTGACTTTTCAGGGATGATTGAAAAAATGTTCACTAGCGAGGGTTTCATTTATCACGCAAGAACTACTATATGGAAAAACCCTGTAACAGAAATGCAGAGAACTAAGGCTCTCGGATTACTTCATAAAACTATAAAAAAAGATAGCTCAATGAGTAGGGTTGGTATACCTGATTACATTCTTTTTTTTAGAAATGAAGGAGATAATATTATACCTATAATTCATCAAGACGAAGACCCACGAAAACCGGATTATTTACCAGTTGATCTTTGGCAAAAATATGCTAGCCCTGTATGGATGGACATAGACTATTCAAGAACCCTACAATACACTACAGCTAGAGATTCTAACGATGAAAAACATATATGCCCATTACAATTAGACACTATTGAAAGGATTATTCATTTATATTCAAATGAAGGTGAAACAGTTTTAAGTCCATTTGGTGGTATAGGGTCTGAGGGCTTTCAGGCTTTAAAGATGGGCAGAAAGTCAATCAGTATAGAGTTGAAAGAGTCATACTTTAACATCAACAAAAAAAACCACGCAATTGCAGTTCAAGAAAATGCAGTATTGAAATTATTCTAACATGACAGAAATAGAAAGAGCATTTTACAAAATGGACCTAATAACTGATATAAAAGCAGTATGTGAAAAGTCCGAAAATTTAAACAAAGAATTGAAAAGAAAAGAAAAACAACTGTACAACAACTTTCTCATACATGCCAGAAAATTATCAGACCACATTGATAAAAACCTACCAATTGAAGAAAACGAAACAGTGCAAAGTATGATAGATGTAAAGTATAATTTAACTCTAGAAATGAAAAAACAATTTACAAGATGACAGAACTACAAAAAAACGTGATTAAATGGGCTACTGATCGCGCCCTATGTGATCCAGTAAAACAAACATTAAAAACATTAAGCGAGGCCGGGGAGCTTGCTGATGCTGTTTGCATGGAGGATTTTGAGTTGATTAAGGATGCCATTGGAGATATTGAGGTATGCTTAACAATTTTAAAAAATCAATTAGGATTCGAACAAAATGAATGTTTAAAATCTGCTTATGATGTTATAAGTAAAAGGACAGGTAAAACAGTTAAAGGAACTTTTATAAAAGATTGATTAATAGTAAATTGTAATTGAGGGGCTAGGTTAGGAGTAGCTACCAACTGAAAGCCTTAAAGTTCGCGGGCTGCCCTCTCTTTTTCTAACAGCGAACTATCATTTTAATAGCGAACTTATGGCAAAAGAACTCCCATATTTTAAATTCTTTGTTAGCGAATGGGCTGATGGTGATATAACACTAGAAGAATTCGATACGCAAGGTCTTTTCATAAATCTATGTGCTTATTATTGGTCAAATGATTGTAGCATAACACTTACAAAAGCAAAGAAAAAATTTAAGCATTGTAGGCCTGAATGTTTTAATGAGTTAATAGATTCGGGTATAATTAAGCTTGAAAGTGATTTAATTGTGATAAATTTTTTAGTAGATCAATTACTGGAAAGAGAGGCTAAATCAATTCAAAACAGCATAAACGGCAAAAAAGGCGGTAGACCAAAAAAGCGAAATGAAACCGAAAAAAAACCGAACGGTTTTAATTCGCTAAGCGAAACAAAAGCGAAACGAAAGCCATTAAGAGAAGAGAAGAGAAGAGAAGAAAAGAATAATAAATACTCTGAAGATGTTCGCACATGCTTCAGAAACTGTTTAGA